GCGAAAGAACTTAGGGTCTTTTTAGCGGAATCTATCTCTGCTTGGTCAATCAGGGGGTTATCAGCAGTGGTGAAGTGCCAGGACTTCCAATCAGGATCATCTTCTGACTCACCCAACTTAAAGGTATCGTAGAACCAATTGCGTCCTTTAGGAGTGCCAATAAAGAGTGCTCTCCCCCGTTTATCAGACAAACTTGCTCGAATGACCTGTTCCCATGCTTCAGGTTTAATGTCGGCAACCTCGTCTAGTACGGCATAGGTTAAGCTAACACCACGGAGCGTATCAGGTCTATCCGCACCCCGAACGTATATCCTAGCCCCGTTTATCAGGGTAATATCTAGATTGTTAACGTGACTACTCTGAATAACCTCTCTACCAAGGTCTAACAGTAAGTCCCAGATAATCTGTCTTGACTGTCCCATAGTGGGACTAACATAAAGAACCGCAGAGCCTTGTGGACACTTGAGTCCTTCTATCAGTAGGGTAACTGCCGCCATTCGAGACTTACCGCACCTACGCCCAGCAGCCACAACCTTGAACCTAGTTTGGTCTTTGAAGACTTCTTGTTGCCAAGGAAGTAGAGAGAAGTTTAGATCAGCCATATTTAGCCTCTACATCTTCAGGTTGTTCAGTATCTACTACCAATGGTTCTTGTCCCAAGCCAGTTATGTTAATGGTGACTGCTGACCTTTGACTCTTGTCCTTTTCAAACAAAGAAACAGGAAGAGTCCTATCAAGACACATCTTTAAAGCTACCAATTGATGGGGATGGTCATCATTAAGGGCTATCTCAATAACCTTCTGAGCCACATCCTTACCACCAGACCTAATCATCAGCTCTTTAAGCTCCTTGAGACGTTGATGGTCTGTCTTAGGCAGTACAAGGGGTGGATTGTCAGCAAACCTCTGTATGGTCATCTTGACGCTCCCTTTTGGTCTTCCTCTTCCTCTTTTTTCCATTTTGTCCTCCTTGGAATGGATTAGTTCATTTTAGCTTTTTCAGAATGGGGGGTGTACCACAAATATCTACCAACCCAACCTACCCCCTCCCCCCCCATACATCTCCTAGGGTTTACCCTCATGTCTTTTTATACAGTACTGTCCAAACATACAGCATAGGGTTTACCCTCATGGTTATTTATACAGTGGTCTAGATGCGAATGATTCTTATTTGCAATTAGGAAAGTGTAAGAGAGCGAAGCACCTTTTTTGATGTACTTGAAATTCTGTTTGTCATTGTGTTTGCCTATTCATTCCCTATATCTATCCTTACTCTATTCCCTAGTGATTCATCTAAGTTGGGGCTGTTTGTTGTTGTGCGACCTATATTTAAAAAACCCACATCCATTGAAGGGCGAAAACCTAGATTGTGAACGTGTTGATAAATCGCCAGGATGTTTTCAAAACCCCTTGATAAATTCCCTTCACCAGCTGCCAACATGATCTGCTTTTGAGGGGCTGATAATTTTCGTTGAAAGTATCGTGTTTGGGGGGTTGAAGGTCTACCCATGATCTGCCCATTAAATTAAATTAAAATAATTCTAGCATCTAAGGGTAAACACCTATGGTTTTTTTATTTTTTAACCCGATAATTACTTTACTTTCAACTGGAAAGTGCAACAAATAGGCGTAAACATGAAAACACTTACAAATTATGATCTAGTGCCAAACAATGCTATTTATCTTGGCAGCGAATATGGGGATGGCACAATGACGGAAATTTTAGACGATATGATCAATGAAGCTATTGAACCGATTAGATTCAGAGATGACGATGGGATGCATCATTATTTTGATCTAGTAAACTGAAATTTTAGAATGATAGGCCTTCAAAAAAGGGCCTATTTTCCTAGAATTTCCTAGGGTTTTTAATAGGTGTAAACATGGAAAACGGGTTTTTAGACTATCTAGCAGCTATTGTTATTGGCCTAATGCTTTGCCTGGGGGCTTTGCATTACTTCGATATCCTGGTTAAATAATCTCTTTTTATAGGCGTGAACATGAAAACAATTTCCTGGGTTCGCAAACCCCACAATTTTTTGAACATCAGCTTCATGTATGCAAACATCATGACGGGCGAAAAAATTCAAGAGTACACGAACGGGCAATGCTCTGTTTTTAACTCTACAAAACCAGCCAGTAAACCTACAGAATTTTTTGAGCCTGTAATGTTTGATCGGTGGAATTTTTACCCTGGCTCAAATTACGATGAAATTCCCACTATTGGCTCTTATTGTTGCGATGGGGATGGTTTTGTTGTTGTTGAGCTTTTGGCCGATGGTTCTATTCGCTTATTAGACCAGGGCGAATATATGCTTGATCTAAGCAGCGATATCAATGAAGCGATGGTTCAAGCTACAGAATATTTAAAGGCCCAATGGCCCGATATTTTTGAAGCTTGTTTGTTAGAAGAGTAATTCAATCATTTTTTAATAGGTGTACACAATGGCAAAATTATCAGCCCATGGGCAGGAAATCGGTCGCATCACAGCTTTAACCAGCGTTAAGGCATATTACAGCGATGGCAAAATTCTAAAAAATATCGGGTTTGGCTGGAAATTACACGCAAAAGTAAAAGAGGGAATCGATCCCAATTTTGCTTATGAAAAAGCGGTAACCCGTCAAAATGATTTTTTTAAAGGCAAACCAGCCCTTAAAGAGTACAAAAAAGCCCTTCATTCGCTTGCTGGGGTTAACAAGCGATGGAAATTGCACCAAACCATTACCCTAATGCATGACGATAGCGATGGGGTTTGGTCAGAATGCTGCGATGGTTACAGCGAAAACGTTCACGCTGATATCAGTGAAATTTCAGAATTGTGCGCTTTATATGTTGAAGCGCTTAATGAAATGAAAGAGTTAACCGCTGAAACCGCTTAAGGGTTTTCACTGATTTACTAGGGGTTTCATGCCCCTAGAATTGTATTTTTTAACTGTAAATAGGTGTTCATATGATCAAAATCTCTCAAACGTCAAAATTAAATGCTAGATCATGGAGCTTGCAAGCCCTTGATACTTGTCCTGGTTCATGGGCTGCCCCTGGTGAACTAGTAGATGCTTGCAAGGGCTGTTATGCCACTACGGGAAATTACAATTACCCCAATGTTAAAGCTCCCAGGCTATCCAACAGGGAAGACTGGCAGCGTTTAGACTGGGTTTCCGATATGGTTTCAGAATTAGATTCCGATCGCTATTTTCGCTGGTTTGATTCTGGGGATGTTTACACTCTGGGGCTGGCTGAGAAAATCCTAGAAGTTATGATTCAAACCCCATGGGTGAACCACTGGCTGCCCACCAGAATGCACAAATTTCCCAAATTTGCCCATGTTTTCGCACAAATGGAAGCTCTGCCTAATGTTAAGGTTAGGTTTTCCAGTGATTCAATTCAAGGGGAATATATCGAGGGTTTGCATGGATCGGTTATCGGGCCAGATGTTTCAACTTTTCAGGCTCGAGATGGGGTTAAATTATGCGAAGCTTATTTGCATGGGGGTAACTGTAACGGCTGCAGGGCTTGCTGGTCTAAAGATGTCCCACTGATCGCTTACCCTGCCCATGGCCAAAAAATGGCACGAGTTATCAAGTTAAAGCAAATTTAAGGGGTTAAAAATGTCACAAATTGAAGCACTAACACAATGTCTAATTTTAGCCCTTACCGCTCCAAACGATAAAAAAGCCGATCAGGCAAGCGAATTAGCGGAAAAAATAGCCTTCGGGTTATCGGCTGATCAAGTTGAAGCTTGCAAAATTGAAGCTCTAGAATTTGTGGGGTTTAAATGATATATGCCATTGCAGCCTTAATACTTAGAATACTTTCAGGAAAACGATAAACCTAGAACCCGCCTAATCAGCGGGTTTTTTGTTGCCTAAAATTTAAGCCTTTACGGGCTTTTTTTTGGTTTATGCTACCCTACTATGCACCGATCATAAAAAACGCTTAGAACGGGTTTTTAGTGCTTTTTAGGGGTATCGCTTCGCATATTCTGCGGATAGTCTCATTTAATGCTGACAATTCGTCCATTTTGTAGACGTTCCATAATCTGCGTTGACCATGTATCCCGTTTAAGCTTCCAC